TATCGGTAGGCGGTAGATATTATATGGTAAATGGGGAAGGTACTTCTGGAACTTCCGCCCCTACCCATACTAGCGGTAATGCTACTAATGGTACTTGTTCTTTAAAATACGTTGTAGTAGATAACGGAGGCGGAACGGGTGCTACGGCTACTTGCTCGCTTTATGCGGGTGCTGTTGTAGAGGTTAATGTAACTAATCGAGGTACAGGCTATACGAATAAGCCTACGGTAACCATAGCGGATAATAACGGCGAATCGGCTCATGCGGATTCCGTTATCGGTATATCGGCTACTGGTAAGCTTAAGATGGAAGATTGTTTATTTTACGTTATTACGGAAGATAACAATATATACGTCTGTCTAAACAATAATGGAGGTGCACCGTCTACGGTTGCTCCTATTGGTACTTCTAGCTCAGCTAATACATACTCAGACGGATACGTTTGGAAATTCTTATTTACGATTCCTATTTCTTTAAGAAATAAATTCTTAACCGAATCTTATATTCCTGTTACTACCGCCCTCAAGAATCAATTCTATTCTGGCGGTACTATACAAGCTGTTCGTATTGATAATGGCGGTACTGGATACACTGGTGCTACTATATCGGTACAGGGTGACGGCTATCAAGAGGCTAACCCGCTATTCATTACAGACGTTCAAATAGATACCCAAGGTAGCGGATACACTTCAGCTTCAGTCGCTTTTGAACCGCCTATTTCTGGGGCTTCAGTTTGGAACGCAGAAACTTCAGTCATATCAGGCCAATACCTATCTTATAATAATAACATTTACCGAGTAGAAATATCGGGCGTTACGGGTGTTACCGCTCCTACACATAGATATGAAATAGCTAGTAATGGGACGAGTGCTTTAAAGTTCGTTGGTTCTACTGCCACCGCTACCGCTACCGTTTCAGCGGGTAAAGTAACCGATATTACATTGTATGGCTCTTTACGAAGAATAGATTTAGTTTCTTTTGGTTCTGGATACCTTACCGCTCCGACAATAAGTTTTAGTGGTGATGGGAGCGGAGCTTCAGCGGTAGCCATATTACAGAACGGTTCAGTCATATCCGCAGAAATCCTAGATCCAGGCGTAGACTATACGGAAGCCCCCGATATTACGATAGGCACTAGCTGGACGGCTTCTACCGCTTTGAACGCTAACGACCAAATATTCGCTAGCAATAGGTTATATACCGTAACAATAGCGGGTACAACGGGTTCCACCGCCCCTACTCATACTAGCGGTTCAGCCACCAACGGAACAGCAACTTTAGCTTACGCTGGAGAAGCAGCCACTGCGGTTTGTTTAATTAAGTATGGTGCGGGATACTCCAAGACGCCAAGTATAACTATAACGGGTGATGGTACTTTAGCTACCGCTTCAGTTTCTACAGTTAAGTCTGAAGCTCGTATTATTCCTATTATATCTAATAGCACTATGGGGTCTTTGTGGACTCCGACGACTTCTTATGTAAAGGGTCAATACGTTTGGTATGGTACTAACTTATATCAAGTAATTGTAGGCGGTACAACGGGTTCCACAGCCCCAATACACTCTGCGGGAATGGTTACTTCGGGTTCTACGGTACTTAAATACTCCTCGACCTTCGGTTCTATTGTTGGTGCTCGTATTTTGGACGGTGGCGTCGGGTATTCTTACGCTAACGTCAGCTTAAACGGCGACGGAGAAGAAGCTTCCGTTTCTATTGATTTAAGTATCGGTAATATCGACACCCAACAAGCTAACATCGAATTATTGACAATTGACGGAAGTATTTCTTCTATTCCTGTGGTTTCTGGCGGATACGGTTACACTAATGCTACGGTTACTATTGTTGGGGACGGTAGCGGTGCTACGGGGCAAGTCGTTATAGATCCGGAAACGGGTCGTGTTACTAAAATTAACGTTACTAATGCGGGTAGCGGGTATCGTTGGGCTTATGCTACTATCGTAGGAAATATAGATGCTTATGGGGCTTCGGCTCGTGTGGTTATATCTCCTTATGGCGGTATGGGTAAAGAAGCTATCAACAACCTATACGCTAGAACGTTAATGTTTTATACTAATATTTCTAACGATAAAAACCAAGGCTTCAATATCAATAACGACTACCGTCAAATTGGTGTTATTAAGAATCCTAGAAAATACGGCGAAGCTTCTTCTTTAGTGGATACCTTAGCGTCAGCGTGTTGGGTAATTAGTTCTACAACTGATGTTGGAATATTCCCTGCGGATACTTTACTAAATATGGTAGGGGATAACTCTCCTAGATTTAGAATTGTAGCTAACACAGGAACAGCAATTCTTTTACAATCTTTGGATAATGCGGTTCCTACCGCAAATAGCGAATTTGCTAAAGCTAATTCTACAATTCCTTATTCCTTTACGGCGACTTCTGTAACTCCACCGTCCGTAGATAAATATTCTGGAGATTTACTTTATATCGACAACAGACAAGCGTTTACGCCTACACAAGACCAAGCTGTTACGATGAGAACTGTTATTCGGTTTTAATAAAAATAACCAATTAGGACAATATACCCGATGTTAGATAACAACCAATTCAATACCGAACCGTATTATGACGACTTCGATGAGAATAAGAAGTTTTATAAAATTCTTTTCCGACCTGCCGCAGCGGTACAGGCTAGAGAATTAACCCAATTACAAACTGTACTCCAGAATCAAATTAAACGCCAAGGCGACCACCTCTTTAACCAAGGAGCGATGGTAATTCCAGGACAAATGTCTATTGATACTAAAGCTGACTATGTAAAATTAGAAGCTTCGTACGCTGGCGTAGTTACCGAAACGTTTATTGAAAATTTAAAAGGGACTCGTGTAGTCGGAACTAGCGGTATTGTAGCCGAGATTATCGACATTGCGCACGCTGAAGGTACGGATTACACTACCATTTACGTTCGCTATGTAAATTCTGGTACTGATACAGTAACTAAAAAGTTCGCTAATGGCGAGATTATCGCCACTGAAGATTTAACATACGCTGTACAAGCTATCGCTTCTAACGCTACTGGCGTGGGTTCTATCGCCTCTATTCAACGTGGCGTTTATTACGTTAATGGATACTTTGTATTATGCGAAACTCAATCCATTCTGTTAGAGAAATACTCCGCATCGCCTTCTTATAGAATCGGTCTTAACGTTGTAGAATCTATAATTACGCCTGAAGATGACGAGACTATTTTAGATAACGCTCAAAATAGTTACAATTACGCAGCTCCAGGAGCTCACCGCTACTTTATCGACTTAGTTTTAAGTAAACGTTCTTTAACGGATACCGAAGATAGCGGATTTATCGAGTTAGCTCGTGTAGATGAAGGTAGCGTTAAGAAGCAAGTACGCACTACCGATTATGCTATTCTTGAGCAAACTATGGCTCGTCGTACATACGATGAATCGGGCGACTATACGGTTAATTCCTTTGAAATTGACGTAAGAGAACATAGAAATAATAACCGTGGTACTTGGGCTACTGCTACCTCTTACCTAGCGGGAGATGTTGTTGTTAGTGGCGGTAAGACGTATTATGCAAAGAACAGCGGAACTTCAGGTTCTACAGCCCCTACCCATACTATCGGTTCGGCTTATGACGGTTCTGGTACAACTGGCGTACAATGGGAATATAACGAAACCCCATATTACAACCGTGGCGTTTACGTAAACGGAGACGAGGGTAAGTTAGCTATCGGTCTTGAGCCAGGAAAAGCTTACGTACAAGGTTACGAGATTGAGAAAATCGCCACTGAATACGTTGAAGTAGATAAGGCTAGAGTTTTCGCACAGGCGGACGGCTCATTAGTACCTTCTTCTATTGGTAATTACGTATTAGTGACTGGAATTGCTGGGTTACCGAGCGTAAACTCTTTCGAGACCTTATCCCTATACAATAGAACTACAACTAGCGGAGTCCCATCAGGAGCAACCCTTTTAGGTACAGCACGAGTTAAAGCTATCGAATGGGATAGCGGTACGGTAAACTCTTCAAACGGAATTTATAAATTATTCTTATTTGACGTTAAATTAAATTCTGGCGTAGATTTTAACACTAAAGTTAAGTCTTTTGTAAGTAGTTCTTTCTCAGCTAATATAAGCCCAATTGTAACCCAATTAATCGGCTCGGTTAGTCAATCAGGCACAACTACCGTAACGGGTAACGGAACATCTTTCCAAACCGATTTAGTCGTAGGCGATTATGTTTATTTACAAAATACCCTAGCTAGAGTAGCGACTATCGTTGATCAACAAACTATGACCGTAGATAGTTCTAACACATTAGCTGGAGTTCCGATTTCAGTTATTTCCACTGAAATTAAAGAACCCGATAGCTCTTCTTTAATATTCCCGCTACCATATTACGCTATTAAGTCTTTACGCAGTTCTATCAACACTAACGATACTACGTATAGCGTATATGAACGATTCACAGGAACTACTACTGGTTCTGGTCAATTAACCGTTACCACCGCTTCAGGCACTTTCGCTTCTACTGATGAGAACGATAATTATATTATCACCTTAGATTCCACGGGAGCGGTACTAAGCCCATCTTCCGCAGTTCGTTCGGGGTCTTCTGTAACTTTCCAATTAGCTAATAACAATGCTGCGTGTACAGTGATTGGGGCGGTTACTAAAACGGGTTCTACCAGCACTGAAAAATCTAAGACTTTAGTAACCGCAACTACAACTATAACTACCGAACAACTAGCGAAAAGCGGTGTTATTAGTTTAGGTAAGGCGGATTGTTACCGAGTATTGAGCGTTAATATGAAGGACGGGTCTTTCGCTTCTCCTTCCGGAACTTATTCTAACGACATTACCGATAGATTTGAGTTCGACGACGGTCAGCGAGACACCCATTACGATATCGGTACTTTAACGCTTAAGTCCTCATACGCTGCCCCTAGTGCTCCAATTCAAATTACGTTTGAGTATTTTACCCACTCATACGGAGATTATTTCTCTGTAAATTCTTACCCAGCCAACGTTCCTTATGGTAATATTCCATCGTATCGAGGTTATCCGTTAAGAGATTGTTTAGATTTTAGACCTCGTATTAACGATGACGGGTTGACTTTTAGTAGCGGTGGAGGAACTTTAATTCCTAAACGTGGTACAGATATTATCTCTGACTTTACGTATTACTTAAGTCGTACTGATAAAATCGCTATTGACTTTACGGGTAAGTTCTTTAAGATTGACGGAGTTTCTTCGTTAAATCCAGGCGTTCCTGAAGACGCTAAACTTAGTATGTCTCTATACACTTTAGAGTTAGAGCCATACACATTCGGAACTACAAGCAATAACGTAAAAGTTAATAAGATTGATAATCGTAGATATACGATGAGGGATATTGGTAAACTTGAACAACGTATCAATACCTTAGAATATTATACTTCTTTATCGCTCCTAGAACAAGAAACTTCTTCTTTATCTATTAAAGACGCAGACAACTTAGATAGATTTAAAAACGGCTTTATCGTAGATAATTTTACTGGGCATAACGTTGGTGACGTAGGTTCTCCCGATTATATGTGTTCCATAGATATGGAGAATGGCGAATTACGCCCATTCTTTACTATGAAAAACGTTAATATGATTGAGAAAAATTCTAACGATACTGACCGAGATTCGGCTGGTTACCAAGTAACTGGTGATGTTATAACGTTACCTATTCTAGAACACGCCCCTTTAGTAACACAAGCATACGCTTCCCGCACAGAGTTCGTAAATCCGTACGCTATCTTTACATTCTTGGGTGACGTTAGATTAACTCCTTCTTCCGATGAGTGGTTTGACGTAGACCGTAGACCTGATATTCTTAAGAATGAAGAAGGAAACTTCAATATAGCGTATATGATGGCTGATCAGGCTGGCGTATTAGGTACTGTATGGAACGCATGGCAGACCCAGTGGACTGGGACGCCGATTAGTGTAGATGGTACTAAAAAGACGTACGAAGCTAGGGCTGAGGGTGCTTGGCCGAAGGCGGAAAAGGGAGCTATCCAAATTTCCGTAGCCGAGGCGGATAAACGCTTTGGTAAGTTATCGGGTCGCACACGTCCGCTGCGTCGTATCGTTACCGAAACCGTAGCTACCAAGGTTGGTAAATCTAGAATTGGTACTAAAACTAGCATTATCGCTAAGATTGATACTAAGGTGGTTGAGGATAAGGTATTATCTACCGTGTTTATCCCTTACATTCGTTCTAGAAACATATTAGTACAGATTAAAAAATTAAAACCAAATACTCGTTTCTATGGCTATTTCGATAACACGCCTATTTCAGAATTTTGTACACCAGCTTCGAAAATCGAATACACTGGTACTTCTGGCGCATTCCTTGACGATACTAATGTGGGTGGCTTGGCTACTGAGCCTACTCGTAGGGTAGACGGAGATACCCAAAGTTGTTTGACTAGGGGTGATGTGGTTACGGGCGGTACTTCTGGAGCTACAGCTGTTGTAGTTGGTAAAGAATTTAATCCTAACATAAATAAAACTTCACTTTTCGTAGCTAACGTTAAGGGAACTTTCGTATCGGGCGAGACTATTACTGGTAACGTAAGCACAGCGACTGGTACTATTACAGCGTTAGAAATCAATACTAAAGGTTCGGCTTTAACTACTAACTTTAGTGGCGACTTGAATATGCTTTTCGCTATTCCTAACACCGATATGACACGTTTCCGTACAGGTATTCGTGAGCTTAAGTTGATAGATAATAACGTTGCTACAGGCGAATTCTCCTCTAGAGCACGTGTTAATTACTCAGCTCAAGGTATTTTAGAAACTAAGCAAGCTACCGTACTTTCTACTCGTAACGCACAATTAGTTGAAGAACAGTTAATTGAAAATAACGTTATTGTCGAGACTTCTGAGCGTGTAGTGTCTGATACTGGTTGGTATGACCCCTTGGCTCAAACTTTCTTAGTTGAGTCTACTGGCGGAGCTTTCTTAACTAAAGTTGATTTATTCTTTGCTTCTAAAGACGCTAACGTCCCTGTTTCTATCGAAATTCGTGAAGTAGTAAACGGCTACCCAGGAAAGCGTATTTTACCTTTCTCTAAGGTTTCTAAGCAATCTAGCGAAGTAAACTTATCTTCTACTACGGTAATTGACGGCGAGGGCGTAGAATACCCTGACTTTAATACGCCTACAACGTTTGTATTCTCTAGCCCAGTTTATGTACAGAACAATGGTGAATACGCTTTAGTTGTTCAATCGGATTCTAACGCTTATAAGATTTGGATATCCCAAATGGGCGATACGGTTCCAGGGTCTTCCAGAACCATATCTGAACAACCGTATAACGGGGTTATGTTTAAGTCTCAAAACGCTTCTACTTGGACTGCTGATCAGAACCAAGATATGAAGTTTACAATATACCGTGCGAAATTTGATACTTCAAGCGTAGGTAATGTAGAGTTTGTTAATGACGTTTTACCGTTAGATACTTTAGAAATTGACCCATTTGAGACTAAAGCAGGTACTAATTTAGTTAGAGTTTGGCATAGAGACCACGGAATGCCTAGTGGGTCAAATGTTGTTATTTCAAACGCTTCGGCTGCTGACGTGAACGGTATTCCTAGTGAAGAGTTATACGATACCCATGAAATCGCTAACGTTACTAACGACAGCTATACAATAACGGTTTCTACCTCAGCTACTTCTTCTGGATATGGTGGCGGTAGTACGGTTAAAGCGACTAAGAATATTCAATACGACGTTATCCAACCTCAAGTTCAAACTCAATCGTTCTCAGATACTTCTATCTCTTATAAGATTAAAACTGTTAGCGGTAAGTCTAATAATGGAAACCAAACGCCTTATACAATGGATAGTTCTTACAGTTCAGTATTAGCGAATGAAAACAATAACTTCTACTCACCTCGTATGGTAGCTTCTGAAATTAACGAAACTACTAAGTTAGGTGGAAATGATTCGTTAGCTTTCTCTGTACAATTAGCTTCTTCTAATGATGCGTTGTCGCCTGTTATTGATACTCATAGAACTTCAGTTATCGCTATTTCTAACAAAATTAACGCTCCTGCTGAAACTAATACCAACGTAGCAGCGTTAGACTCAAACTTATTATTTACAGGTGCTACTGGTGCGTATAGCTTCTCGGGTTCTACTATTACTACTACTAATGCTGATGTGTTGGCTTGGTATGATACTATTGTGGTTGGTAATTATATTACAGTGGCTAACGCTACGACTGCTGGAAATAACGGGACTTATTTAGTTACTTCGGTTACTAATAACGGAACTACTGGTGTTATAACTGTTAGCGGTAAAACGTTTACTTCTGAATCTGCTGCAAGTACCACTTCGGTTACTTCTAGAGTAGCGTTCTTTGATGAAATTACGCCTATGGGAAGCTCATCTATTAGTAAATACGTTTCTAGAGCGATTAACCTAGCCACTCCTTCTACTTTCTTAAGAGTTCGTTTGGCTGCTAATATTCCTCCAGAAGCCGAAGTATTAGTATATTATAAAACCAGTTCCGCTGGCGCAGTGAGCGACTTCTCTGATATTAACTGGGTTTTGAGTAATCCTGATTCTAGTATAGTTAGAGTAGAGAACGGGGATCAATCGTTCTACGATATCGACTATTCTGAAGACAACCTAGTACCTTTTGATTCTGTGGCTGTTAAATTAGTTATGCGCTCTACTAACTCTTCAGCGGTTCCAAGAATTAAAGATTTAAGAATTATCGCTTGTGCTTAATTTATGACTCAATTTTTAAAAGTTGAAGGAAACGATAGCTTGGTGCGTGACGTTAGCACCAAGGCTATCATTAACACTAATAAGTCTGAGTATGAAAATTACATAAGACAGAAAAAGATAGTCGGCGAACGAAAAGCTGAGATAGAGCGTCAGAATATAGAAATAAATAGTATAAAAAGCGAGTTATCTGAAGTCAAGTCTTTATTGATGACTTTAATCGCTAATAGCCAAAAATAAGGAAAACGAATGGCAACAATAACGCTACGCAGTGTAAAGGGGTCGCCTCTTACTAATGATGAAGTAGATGCTAATTTTAATAATCTGAATGTTGAATTAGGTACTAAGCTATCCGCTTCAAGCTATACTGCTTCAGACATTTTAACAAAATTGAAAACAGTAGATGGTTCGGGGTCGGGTTTAGACGCTGATACGCTAAGGGGTCAGAAGTTCTATACCGTATCTCCAGGAGCTTTTGTCGCTTCTGCGGTATCTAGAGAATCCAACACATCAACCGTTTACACCGCAAGTGCTCACGGTTTTAGTGTAGGTGATACGGTTAATGTATTCGGTATCGCTCCTAATACTTTTAATGGAACCTTTACCGTATTGAACGTTCCTAATACAACTAGCTTTACATATACGCAAAACGGAAAGCCGAATGTAAGCTACTCGGCTCAAACAAACGGTAGGTGTTATAAAACGATAACAGAAGCTAGTATTCCCGATAGGGATATAAATGGAACTTTATCTTCACCAACTCTAGTCGCCTTAACCACTTACTCGAATTTAATCGGTAACGTTACGGGCGATTTAACGGGTAATGTAAACGGTAATGCGTCTAACGTTTCTGGGGTGGTTGGTGTATCTAATGGTGGAACGGGCGGAACTACCGCATCCGAAGCTAGAGCTGGATTGGGTTTAGGGTCTTTATCTACGCAAGCCTCTACCGCTGTGTCTATTACGGGTGGTACGATTACAGGCTTGACTAACGCTTTGGCCATTGGCGATGGCGGAACTGGAGCGAATAACGCTACTACTGCTAGGGTAAATTTAGGTTTAGGTAACGTCACTAATGAATCTAAATCGACTATGTTCACTAATGCTTCTTTATCTGGAACTACTTCAATTGTGAATTTAGGTGTTTCCGGAGAAATAATAGTAACAGGAAATTCTACCTTAGCTTCTTTATCCGCAACTTCTGCCTCTGTAGGTTCACTGACCGCTTCTAATAGCATATCAGATAGTAAAGGCGATGTTAGGAAGGTTCCTACAAACGCCCAATCTTCTCCATATACGCTTATCGCTACGGATAAAGGTAAATCTATTATAGCTGAGAATACAGTAACTATACCTAACAACGTATTCTCTGCAGGAGATGTTGTTACTATTTTCAATAATACTACAAGCGCAATTACTCTTACTATAGGAACCACATCAGCCTATGTTAGTGGTTCTACTACAAATAGAACTTCGGTATCTTTACGAGGATACGGTTTATGTACCGCATTCTTCGTATCAGCAACATCTTGTATAATTTCAGGAAGTGTATCATAATATGGCAGTCGCATCAAGAGAACAATTAAAACAATACGCACTAAGAGCTTTAGGTTCTCCTGTGGTAGAAATTAACGTAGACGACGTACAACTAGAAGACCGTATAGATGAAGCGTTAGACTATTTCCGCCTGTATCACTACGAGGGTATAGAACGCATTTACATGAAGCAACAAATCAGAGCTTCTGAGATGACTTTGGCCACTGCCACTGCGGAAAGCTTTCCTTTAAGTTCTAATCTAGTGGGTTTAACTTCTGGAGCTACCGCTTTATCCGTTAGGGAAACTACCCGTGCTTCTAGCGGTAATTTGCTTTTGGTTAAGAATGTAAAGGGGACGTTTATTCCAGGAGAAACTATTAGTAATGGTACGGTTACTGCTACTTTAGGTTCTATAACTCTTAGAGAATACGATAACAAATACTTAAACATAGACGACTGGGTATATGGTATTACTCGTGTTATCCCTTTCGTACAAGCTTCTTCTTCTAAAAACCTTTTTGACGTTCAATATCAATTACGGTTAAACGACCTTTACGATTTAGCCTCTACGTCTATTGTGTATTATAAAACCGTTATGAGCCACTTGGCTATGTTAGACCTTGAGCTCAATGGGCATCCGACTTACAGGTTTAACCGTTTAACTAATAGGCTGTATTTGGATATTAACTGGGAAACCGATATTCCTCTTGGCGATTATATGGTAGTAGAAGCGTATAGAGCGTTAAATCCAGTCGATTTTACCAAGATGTTTAACGAGCCGTGGCTTAAGCATTACGTTACAGCGTTGTTCAAGAAACAATGGGCTACCAATATTAAGAAATTCTCGGGTATCCAGCTTCCTGGCGGGGTTACGCTAGACGGAGATAAATTGTACGCTGAGGCGTTAGCTGAAATTGGCGATTTAGAACGCGATATGCTTACAAAGTCTGCCCCACTAGAGTTCTTCTTGGGTTAAGACTTATGGCTACAAATCCTTATTTTACCCACGGTACTTCAAACGAACAAAATCTAGTAGAAGCTATGATTATTGAGTCTTTGAAGATGTATGGGAATGATGTTCAATATATTCCTAGAAGTTTAGCCTCCAAAGACGAGATTTTAGGCGAGGATAGGCTTAGCCGTTTTCAACACGCTTACCCTATTGAGATGTATTTCGAGAACGTAGATGGTTTCGGCGGTCAAGGGTCTTTTATACAAAAGGTTAGTTTAATGATTGAACAAACCGCTACCCTAATCGTCGCTCGTAAACGTTGGGAACAGCTTATAGGCGTACACGGTACAACTACCATTCCAACTAGACCTAACGAGGGCGATTTAATCTATTTCCCACTTACGGGCGGTTTATTTGAAATTAAATTCGTTGAACATAAAGACCCTTTTTACCAATTAGGTAAACTATACGTCTATAAGCTACAAATTGAATTGTTTCAATATGCTTCTGAACGAATGGAAACTGATGTGCCCGCTATTGATGTTTTTGAGTCGTTGAAAACTTACGATGTAAACCAAACTCCAGATATAGATGTAGTAGAATCTTACGGGGATAATAACTCCTTCAAAGACCAAGCTTCTTCTTTTGTGGTAGATACTAATAATCCGCAAGGAGATATTTAACAATGTTATCGGGAAGCGTATTCTACCACGGACTAATCCGTAAAACTATTGTGTCTTTTGGGGCTTTGTTTAGCTCCATTTATATAGACCGAAAACAGGGCGACTCGGTAACGGGAACCACCGTTCAACGCCTTCAAGTACCAATTAGCTACGCTCCTAAAGAGAAGTGGTTAGTGAGGACAGATTCTGACCCAGATTTAACAAAATCAACTTACACCACACTACCTAGAATGTCGTTTGAAATAACGGGCTACAACTACGACACCTCTAGGAAGCTTAATAGAAATAACACTATAACTTGCGGTAAGAGTGATGGTACGGTTTCTTACGTACAATCGCCCGTACCCTATAATATAGATATAAAGCTTTACGTAGTTACTAAAACTCAGGAAGACGCTTTCCAGATTATAGAACAAATACTACCCACATTCTCACCCGAATATACGCTCGCTTTAGGTATTATACCGTCTATGTCTATTGTGCAGGACGTACCCGTGGTGCTTAATAGTATATCGGTGAACGATGAGTATGATGGTAGCTTCGAGGAAAGACGCTTTGTTACACATACGCTAAGTTTCACAATTAAAATGAACCTATACGGTATGGTACATAATACGGGTACTGGCATTATTGAGACAGTTATAGCTAACCTAAGTACCAAAAGTACGGGCGAAATACAAGAAACTTATACCGCTCATGGCGATGCTGCCACAGGACAAATAACCAACGAAGGTTGGGAAAGTACACTATAACGTATTATGGCTAGATTATACAACTCAAACCCGAAATTAAAATCAATCGGCATTAAACAATCCTTTACTAAACCCCAATTAGTAGAGTATTTAAAGTGTCAAGAGGATCCGATTTACTTTATTGAAACGTATTGTAAAATTATTTCTCTTGACCACGGTTTAATACCCTTTAAACTATACGATTGTCAGAAAAAGAAGGTTAAGATTATCCACGAGAATAGGAAAGTTATTCTTATGGAAGGTCGCCAACAAGGTAAAACCACTACTTCGGCAGCGTATATTTTGTGGTACACGTTGTTTCAGGAAGATAAAACCGTTGCTATTTTAGCGAATAAAGCTACCTCGGCTAGAGAGGTACTTTCCCGTTACCAATTGATGTACGAAGAACTGCCTAGTTGGATGCAACAAGGTATTACGGGTTGGAATAAGGGTGATATTATTTTAGAAAACAATTCTAAAGTATTCACCTCACCCACTACGGCTTCAGGTATTCGGGGTAAATCGGTTAATATGCTTTATGTGGACGAAACCGCTATTATCCCTAATACCCTAGCCGACCAATTCTTCGCTTCTATCACGCCTACTATTTCCGCTGGTAATACTACTAAAATCTTATTAAGTTCTACTCCGATGGGGTATAATCACTTTTGGAAGCTTTGGACTGATGCGGAGAATAAGCGTAATGGATTTGTTAATTTGTTTATCCCTTATTGGGAAATCCCAGGACGTACGAAAGAATGGGCGGACGAACAGAAAAGCACTCTGGGTGAAGTTAAATTTAACCAAGAGATTTTATGTAACTTCCTAGGTTCTTCTTTAACTTTGATTGGTGCGGATACTATCGCTAGAATGTCTTTGGCGACTCCAGTTTACACTAATGCCGAGGGTATAGATTTATACGAGTTACCTAAGAAAGATAATAATTACGTTATAGTTGCGGATACGTCTAAGGGTGTGGGTGGCGACTATTCGTGTTTGGTTATTATAGATATTACTGAAACTCCATATAAAATGGTAGGTAAGTATAGAAATAATAAAATTAGTCCGTTATTATATCCTAATATGATTTACCAATTAGGAAAGCAATATAATAACGCTCATGTGTTAATTGAGTTAAACTCCAGCGAACAAGTACCGTACATTTTACAATCGGAACTAGAATATGAGAATATTTTATATGTAAGCCGTGGTAATATGGGTACTGGGTCTC